TAGCTTCAAAACCTGTGGTTACACCGGATGTAGAAGTACCATCTAAATCATCTGGCAAATTACCTAAATACCATTCTGGATTAGTGGTTTTATTGCCTTCTAACGTATATAAATCACCTGAGTAATAAACTTCAACCTTGTCACCTTTTATTTCTGCTACCGGATCAACTTTATCTAGCTTATTCTTCTGTAAAAGTCTTATATCTTGTCCGATAAACTTCTTTTTAACTAAATTACCGGGATAAGGGACAAGCTTAAATTCATACTGATGATCACTCTCAAATTTATGGTTAATACGAATAAAGTTGTATTGAGGTTGTGGTGTATTTCCTTTAACGCAAAAAGGAACACCCCCATCTAAAATTACCCAAGGATTATTAGAAGTATCACCAGCGGCACGACCAAATAAACGAAAGAAACTTAACCGGTTTACGTATTTAGATATTTGTCCTAGTTGAATATTTCCGTTGTCATCCTCATAGTCTTTTACAACACCAACTTCGTCATATTTAATAGAACCGGGGTGACTGTTGACGTTAGGGAAACCTGAGATCTGCTTCCACACTTCGGATTTAATCCCTATCTCTGTTGCATCACATGTACGGGTATTAGTAACTGTGGCTATTGCTGCTCTTTGTGGAATTAATAATTGATAGGGGTAATGAACATCTGTAAGACCGTTACCTGTACCACCTGCCGGATGTGTAAAAGATTCAGGTCTAATATCAATTTCGCCTCCCTCAACCACTTTAAATTCAACCTCAACTTGAGTTTTAGGCTTAGGTAGCCACAAGCCGTTTTCAGTAGGTGTGTATGTAACCTTAGTCGCTACAGCTAGAGCTTCTCCTAATAGATATAGATCACCAACGGCCAAACTTGTATCGGCGTTTGTCCTATCTGCATCAACTCCACTTTTAACATCTTCAACACCCCAAGGTTCATAAACATCTTTGTACTCTTCTCTTGGATCAAGATTCGTAATTTTATATGTAATTACATCATCCTTTCCAAAGCTTAAACGCCTAATAACGTAGTTATAGGCACTGGTATTTGTATTATTAGTTTTTGAATTTCCATTTTTATCTACTGCCTTGATAATTGATGCGTAGCGAGGAAATCTCTTTTCTACCTTTGCTCTTTTCGTATCAACATCCGCTTTATTGTCATCACTTAAGTCCTTACCTTTAAGTACGAGTTCGTAAGGAACGCGGTAAGCCATTGAATTACTCATTGGAGAAAAAGCTCCAAATTGAGTTTGAGTACTGGGTGATCTGGCTCCAGAAAATACTTGACTACTAAAACCGTTAGAAGGATCCCAATCAACTGAAAAGGGATCAGTCGCCTCAGATCCATGACGGTTTTTCTCTTTATCTAAAGTCCCTTCGTCATAACGATCACTCTCAGTTAAACGACCTCCATTTCTATTTGCATAGAGGGCTAGTTTTGCATTGGTGTAATTTTCTAATGTTGTGTCACCGAGAGAGTAACCAGAAAATTCTGGCTCATCTCCTAATGACCCGCCCGATAACATAAATATTGCTTTTAATTGCTGCCCCGTACTAAGACTTCTCATTTGAGACCAAAGCAGTCTCGTGTTAACTCGTACACCACCGTAGGTAGTGGCATCAGTTGTTCCGTTCTGTCTATTTGCGAATACTAAGGGGACTGTTTCACCAATCTTGGCTAGGTCTTGTACTGAATCAAAGCCCTGTTGTGGTGCGTATCTAGCAGGTCCACTAGCTGCGTCTGTTGTTAATGATGGCGGCGTCTTCGGTGCTTTTGGCTTGGGAGCCAACATGTTTTGGATAATGCCGACAACAATTGCAATTGCTAATTGAATGGCGACATTTTGGTTAACAATGTCAGGCACATGATCGTATGCCTTAGCTCGCTTACCGTTATGTGCCTCAGTTAAGTCAAGAAAGTGGAAATATTCTTCTTCGCTTAAACCGATGAAATTACATAGTTCTGCTTCTTGGGGTAATAAAGACCTTCGAGTTCTAATGCCTCGGCGGGGCTCCATACCACCTCCGACTCTCCGAATATCTTCTGAAAATTTAGCCATCCTCCCTCCCAGTAAATAGATAATCCAAAACCGTCATCAGATCTACATAGTCCAACGGTTCTTATCTTAGGGTGCTTTACCCTAACTCCCCATAACTCTAACTGTTCTTTGAAGATTGCATAATCCTTACTCTTCAATCTGCGATACCACTCTCTAGTTGGAGCAGGTGACTTAACTCCGTAATAACGTAAGACGCACCTAGCTAAGGAAAGACAATCTGCACTGCCATGTTTCTCAGGATCAGCACCCAAGCGATACGGCATTCCAACTAACTGGTGTGGTTTCAAATATTTCTAATTGATGCTGATGTAGGTAAATGACCTACTAGATCTGTGGTCAGCACACGATTCGGAGATACCGCACCTACCGCGTCGATTGCTGACGAAAGAATGACCTCTACATTTTGTGGGTCGTAACTCATACCACTGGCTAACCAATTATCTGTTGTCAGTGTCCTCTGATGAGCAAGTGTAGAAGGATCAACTAAACAAACACTAACTTCAATAGACCACTTATTAGTTACTGCTTCTCTAGCTCTACTCATTGCAACTGCATTGTTCGCTAAAACCAAAGCAGCTTCTAAGTTGTCACCGCTACGGTTCTTGGTTGCACCTTGATAAATAAAAGGTAAGTAGTAGTAATCTGAATTACTGGTATCTGAAACACTCTTAAACGAAATCGAGTTACCTGAACGCCTTATATAAATTGGGTCTTTACTACTATCTGAAGTTGTAAGAGATCCTATATTGTCTCGTTTTGCATTTTGATAACGGCCTCGCACGTTACCGTAGGCATCCATAACTTTAATGAAAGTCGTTAACGCTGTGACGGTCATAAACCAACCCTCGATCTTGCACTTCTAGAGTTCTTTAGTGAACTTAATGCTTTTGCTTGACCTGCACTAGCACCTTGCTTTGCAGCGGCATTGATAATCTCAGGAACACTTGACTTAGGTACATACTCATCACCGTTAAAGTTAAGTGTAGGACCGGTATAAGCAACAGTTACACCGCCAACACCTCCACTAGGTTGATCAGAATATGAACCTCCGGGGATCACGCTCTGACCTCGTTGCCCTGACGCATAGCGAGCAAGAGCACCCGCCATTTGATCCTCTCTTAAGACATATTCAGGTCCAGCGTCTCCGATGAGATAGTTGGTAGGACGGTCTACATAGGCTCCTGATGCCCCTGCCCGCATACCTATATCAACAACACCCGGTACTCCGGGGGCATTAGTTTGAATAGGGGAAGGAGGCCCAGACAAACCACCACCAAAGATATTGCCTACAAATTTCACTAAGGCCATCTTCGCTTGGGCGGCGATCATCTCAGCCACCATGTCTAGGTAAGCATCAGCAATTCGGTTGAACATATTGACCATCGCATCACCTACAGACTTCGTACCTCGAATCATTTCCTTAAAGTCGGACTGGAATGAATCACCCGCAGCTTCAACTAACGTCTTGAATTGCTCCATCGGATTCTTCAATTCTTTTAATCGCTCCTCTAATTCATCTAGCCAATCGTTTAATACGGCTTTAGCTGATTTACCTGCTTTCTCTGCCTTCTCTATTTCCGTAACAAGTTTTTCTATCTCTTCTCTTGGCTTAGTTGGGAATTGGGAAGCTATCTCATTAATCTTTCTCCATCGTTCTGCATAAGCAGTACCGCCTTCGTTGAGTTTGTCTTGAAATTCTTTTTGATCTTTTAAACGCTGTAATGCTTTTTCCCAACTTGCTTGTAGTTTCGCGTCGTCTTCCCCAGTACCAGTCTTCTTACCTTTTGTTCCCGTAATATCTGGATTTAATATCTTTTCCCACTTTTCCATATTCTTCAATGTCATTTCGTGGGCACGAATAGCAGCAAGATCACTAGAGTTAATCCCTAATCTTTCTTGACCTCGGCTCTGCTGATGCTTTCTTAACCATTCAAGACCGTCTTCTCTCATAGCCGCTTCTTTCAGTCTGTCATCTGCTATCCAACTCTTCTCAAATACTTTATTAGCCCGTTCTCTTTGTTCTATTTCGGTTGCACCTAAATTAGCTAACTTTATTGCCGCACCTTCTTTCGTTAAACCCATCAATTTAGCGAGTGCTTCTATAGCGGGTGTGATTGCTTTAACTATTTCGGTAGCAAGATTCTGAAAACCTGCTCCAATGTCAGTAAATATTGGTCCTAATGCTAATTGCAGTTTTGACATGTGGAACTTCAACCTTTGCCCCGCATTCATTGAACTTTGTATAATTTTATCCGCTGATTCTCCATACTTTTTCTCTAAATGTTCGCCTAAGTCAACTATATTTTGTACCGTTACTTTTCCTTGTTCAAATAACTTATCTAGCTCCTTAGTTGTTACACCCATAGACGCGGCTAATTCGGGAATTACAACGCTGAGTCTCTCACCGATTTGACCCCTCAATTCTTCCGCAGCAGCCTTGCCTTTACCCATGACCTGTCCAAGTGCGAGCATAACTCCGTTGAAATTTCGGGTATCTCCTTCCGTCGCAACTAAAGCTGCACTAAAGCCTTCCATCATATTTTTAACATCATTTACCTCGAAGCCACTGGCTGATGCTGCGGCTTGTAATCGTGTGAAGCTTTTTGTTACTTCGGCTTGAGGAATTAAGAGCCTATTTGATATTTCATCTATAGATTTTAATGCATTATTATATTCTAAATTAGTTGAAACTACAGCCGTTAAAGCTAACTCCATTTTCTTCATTTCTGCTGATGCTATAGTCGATTGTTTAATAAAATTACCTAAAGCAACTGTTCCTTGGATAGCCGCAGCTACAGCCATACCAATCGCACCGCCAGCCATCCCGCCACCACCTGCCGCACCTGCAAATCCACCAACAGCTAAAGGTGAAACACCGGGAAGCATCGCTCCCGCTGCTAATGCTCCTCTTCCTGCGGCTGCACCTATTCCCTTGTTTTTAGCTAGAGAACCAAAACTTGCGCCCATCTGGGTTAACAAACCTCCCTTGGGAGCAGGGTTAGCCAGTTCCTTTCTTAAATTAACTACATTAGTAAAGGCATCTTTGGTAGCTCTCTTGGCTGCTTCAAATTGTTTTGTAAGTGCCTCTGCCGGTTGTCTTCCAGCTAATAACTCTCCAGTAATCTTCTCTTGATGTTTTAGTTGTTGTGAAAAAGCGTTGAATCCTTTGACCTTTTCTTGATTAATTTGTTTGTGAAGGTCGACTTCTCTATCCGACATCAAGGCTTTATTTATTGTCTGATCTTGTTCTTTTTGTGTTGCGTGTAAAATCTGTTCACGTAATTTCAGCTCTTTCTCTTGGCCTTTTAAATTTGATTGAGCTACCTCGTTTATTTTCTTTTGATGTGTTGCTTGATCAACAAGTTCTTTATTTGTGCTAGTTATTTTGTCGTTTATTTTGCTGTTAGTTCTTAAATAAGCTGTAGCAAATTTTAAGAAGTTATCACCTGCTGTCTTTGGCAATAAACCTTGTGAGAACTTTGCCCAAGGTTGATCTCTTATAACTTTATCTAGGTCTTTTAGTTGTTTTTTAGACTTTGCTTGATGCTTATTTACGTTTTCTATTGCTTGTGCATATTTATCCTGAGATCTCTTTGCTGTCTCACCATAATTTTCGACAATACTTTGTTGCTGCTTTATATCTTGATTCAACTTCTGAATGTGCGCACTCATAGCACTCTGTCCAATAATCCTTCTGTGTCTACTCTCTGTTTCTTTTGTCTTCTACCTCCTCCAAAAACACCGGCAGCCAGTGGTATAGCTGCGCCCATACCTGCACTACTATCTCCACCACCTCCAGACGTTCGCGCATCTACTCTTACAGTTCTATTTAGTCCACGGATACGTGCTTCAAGTGCGCTGATTGCTGACATTGCAGCGCGGGTATCGACTTTTATTGCATTACGTTTACCAAGACCTTTAAGTGTTTTCTCTAAACTGACTGCTGCAATATTGATCTGCTTAAAACGATTCTCTAACTTTTTTAAGTCGCCTTTATTTTTTACATTGATCTGTATATCGGCTGCGTAAATTGCCAACGGTCTAACTCAACTAGGTTGTTTCTATACTTTAGCGTCGTCTAGCCTTTTTCATAGCTTCATCTTGCTCTTGATTGATGATTGAAAAATATGCAGACCAAGCTAACAACTCTCGAAGAGTAATGTTTTGGTAAAGCTGTTGGACTGTCATGCCTAATTCCTTCGCGACTCCGAAGGAAAGCATCATAAAATTATCCTTCCGTA